AAAGCTAGATGAAATGAATGGTTGCAAGCCTGCTACCAATGCAGAGTTAGACGACATCATAGACAGTGCTATGAGACAAGCAGAGGAAAACAATGCCAAGAAGAAATAAATCCCCATACTGGCTTGAACAAGCCATAGAATTACGCAAGCGTGGTGACTCGCTAACACAGATAGCGAACATCATCTTGCAACCAGTCTCTACGATAAGGTATCAGCTTAGCTTGAACCTTCCACAACATGAGTATGATGCATTGTGTCAACCTCCTAACCCACCCGAAAGCGCAAAGCGTACTGATATGATCAGGCAGTTACGTGCAGAAGGAATCAATGGTAATAAAATTGCCAGTGAGGTAGGTGTGTCACGACAATATGTGTATAAACTATTCCGTATGTGGAATGAACAAGAGAGTAAAGAGTTGGATTTTATTGTAGAGAAACATGACTTACAAAGATTAATAAATTTAAAAACAAAGGAGCAAAATTATGTTGAGTAAAGTTAAATCGTGGATTAATTATTGGTTTATAGAAAAACCTGTAGATAAAGTTGTTGAAGAAGTTGATACAGCAGAAGAGGAAGGCAAAGATATATATGGTGGAAACTATAAAGCTGATGAGCCAGTTGTACGCAAACGAACTATCAAAGGAAAGTTTGTAGCAGATGACACATCCACACCTGATGTAAACGAGGCATGGGTGGGCGGGAAAGCACCTGCTAAAAAATCTAAGACTAAAGTTATTAGAAAGAAAGCTAAATAGTCGGGTATCCAAAAGCTTTGGAGTATCGCCCACTGATAGGGTCATACTCCAAGTCCACCATACCCAAACTTCCTGACTGTTTAAACCTCATCTTCTTCGTGTGTATCCTGACATCCCTACTCCCCTGCGTGAAGTCTCTCTCTACAATCAGTATGACATCAGCCTTGTTTGCAAAGTTTGCACTACCTGCAATGTCGTAAGGTTCTACTAAAGGGAACTCACCATCGGCTGACCTTCTCATCTTAGCCGGATGTGCTACAAAGAACACATGCACACCATACGTAAGGGCAAACCTTTTAATCTTGCTCATCATCTGACTCACGTACTCAGTCTCTGTCATACCCTGTGGTCTTTGATGATCGAACTCATTGTATGGGTCAAAGATAACTGCGTTCACACCATACCTTAAGACTGCACTCGTGCTTGCCTCAAGACACCAATCAATCGTAGGCGATTCATCCTCTGATCTGATAAAGAAAAAGTGTTGTGCCAACCAGTCATAAGAATCTAGCAACTCTTCTTCATCCATCTTAGGAGTCAACCCATCTCTTGTTGGTTTACCTACATGCTTTTCAGCAAGCTTGTTTAAATGTTCTGATACAGGATTCTCGAAGGAACATATTGCCCACTTGTAATCGTGATCACGTGCCATGTTTACAGCTATCGCATCTATGAACTCTGACTTACCGCAGTTTGGTACACCACTACAGATCGTAACTTCTGATGGGCGCACTAGAAATATTTCATCAAGTGTCTCTATGCCTGTTGATAAACCCTTGCGTAGTCCACCTCTATACAACTGCAACCCTTCTTCCATGAATCCATTCGCAGTATACAAAGACTTGATTGGATATGGCTCGGCAGTTTCAAAGCACTGCTTGAGCATGGGCTTGTCATGTTTACACAGTATCTCATTGCCATCTTTACAATCTTCAGGATAGGATATTGTGAAACATCTTTCTCTACCTATTCTTCTTGCCAACTCTTCTCTGCATTGAATGCCTGCATCATCGTTGTCTAAGGCAAGATATATTCTTTTGTATTTGTTGAAGTCAAAAGTTCCTAGCCAATCCATCTTCCTATCGCTTGCACCATCGGGTATAGACATTACGTTTTCAGTAATAAGTTTCCATGTGAGGGCATCCATTTCTCCCTCGCAGATAAGGATCGTATCTTCGTCTGTGTTTAAACTATCTATTAGGTAGGGTACTCTCTCGCAATCAGGTAGCTGAGCGTAGTGTTTGTCGGGTGTGCGAAACTTTATATTTACAGGCACTCCCTCTTCATTCTTATACACGAAGGCTATGCAGTCTTGTCGTTTGTTGTTAACAAAATGTGAGACTACACCTACCCCATGCTTGTCAGCAAAGTCCGTATCTATTCCACGCTCGTTCAAGAACTGTTCCGCCCATGTACCTCGCACACTTTTTGTATTGGGTATTATGGATGGTTTCTTGGGCGCAACCTTTCTAATCTGTGGCGGTCTCTTTAATGATTCCTTCCATGCGTTACCCTCCCACAAGCAATGGTGACATCGCCATCGTGCGCCCTCTTCATTTATATTGATTGATAAACACAAGTCACGTGCATTCTTTCTGTCATGTGAACACTCAGGACAAGTAGTTTTTTGTTGCCCTACATCATAGTGCCTTAAAAATATTTGTTTATCGTTGAGTTGTTGGTCTATTGTTTTGCTTAGCTTAACTTCGTTCATGGCATCCTCTTAAATATATGCTTGCCATTTTCTCCAAGCCTTCTTCCTTGTTCGTCTTTCTTATTCTTATCCTTGAATCTTGCATCTACATTAACAAGATAGTTAACAGTAGACATATACCATTTCTTTCTTGCTTTATCGTCAGCTTCTTCTGATAACCATACATCCCTTGACATAAGGACTGCATCTAAGTTGGGGATATTTGTGAAGGTTTTAAGCCATTTGTCATAGTCAGTCTTTTTAAGTCTGATTACAACACCTTCAAAGGCATATTCATTTTCCATTTTTTTCTCCAGTTTATTTATGGACTTACTCTCATGCTATTCTTTGAGGATTGAGTTATGGCATAGGTATCACATCCCCTGCTATTGCAAGGGTGTGACCTAGATACCATGCTAATCTTCTCGGACATCGCTGATGGCATTAGACTACTGCACCTAGTGTCTAATTTGTGTGCTACATACTTAAAGAATAGTGCTTTAAGTCATACTGCGTTCACACTTTCGGTCTCGCATTTGGCTGTGTATGAATCCCATAGTAACCATTTAATGACAAGTGCTATGGTCTTACCCCTCCGCTTGTCTCTTTTACAAAATACTATAGAATGTATTTTAATTGCAAGAACTTTTTTAAAGTTACTACAATTTAATGTATTCATATACATTACTCTAGTTGGTAAGAGGGGAGAATTTTTTAAAGTTCATTTTTATTTTTCTTCCCTTTTACTTTATTTTACAGAAATGTTTGACATCTTATACTAAAGTGTATACCTTGTATGCAGAGAGTGTAATATGAAGTATAGCAATGTGAATAATCTTCCGGATGTTTTTGCGAAAGCAGTAGCCCGCGATACGTATTCACGTGGCAAGGCTGACATATCTGCAACTGGACTACTCAAGCCACCTAGACAAGCGCACCTAGCATATCAACATGACGATCAAATCGTAGTAGATGTATCCAAGCAAGTGTGGTCTCTGTTTGGAAGAGCGGTGCATCATATCCTAGAATTAGGAACACTAGATGGTTATATCTTAGAGCAAAGATACTTTGCTCAGTGTTGTGGATGGACAGTATCAGGTCAAATAGATGTACAAAGATTAGACCCTCAAGGTGTAACAATTATGGACTGGAAAACCCGTAAGGCTTATGCCGTGATGAATGGTAGACGTAGTGATGTAGAGCAACTAAACATTTATGCTTGGCTTGCTCGCAAGAATGGTAGGGAAGTAACCCAACTACAGATTGTTAATATCATACGTGACCATTCCTCATTTGAGGCTGAAAGAAATCCCTCTTACCCACAAAGTGAAGTGACTGTAACTGACATAGACCTATGGACTTTTGCAGAACAAGAAGAATTTGTGCGTGACAGAGTGGAGGCGCATCAGCTATCTTCTATCACCCTGCCTGATTGTACAGACGAGGAAAGATGGAAGAGACCTGACAAGTTTGCGGTGATGAAATCCGGTGGTAAGAGAGCGTTTAAACTCTATGACACACAGGAAGAGGCTGACGAATTTTTACAGGAACACGAGGATTATATTATAGAACACCGCAAGGGCGAGGCGATTCGTTGTGGTAAGTTTTGTGATGTATCTAAATTTTGTGATCAATATCTAGGAGAAATAGATGGAAGTAATTAATGAAAGTACAGGCGAGGTAAATGTATCTAGTCGTACTAGTGAAACATTAGGTGAGTTAGGCACAGCATTAGCGGAGGCGCAATCAGAGTTCCCAACGATACCTAAAACAAAAACAGTTGAGGTACGTACACATGATGGCAAAAGCTACAAGTATAGTTACGCTGACTTAGCTGACATATTAAAAGTTATAGTTCCTATAACTAGTAAGCATGGTTTATCTGTTGTGCAAATACCAATCGTAAGTAACAGAGGCAATACTTTAATCACTAGGCTACTGCATAGCAGTGGTGAGTGGATAGAGAGTGAGTTGCCATTAAGACAACAGCGTGATGGCGCACAAGCATTAGGTTCTGCGCTCACGTACATGCGTAGATATGCCCTGAGTTCTATGCTTAACATAGCTACAGATGTAGATGATGATGGACAGATAGCAGACACAGATCACGTGGGTGCTGAGCCACAGGTACAGAAAGGTGGCAAAGTAAAAGAGCCTAGCAAGGCAGAAGATTTGCATGTGTTCATAGATAACTTGCTTGAAGAGGCAAGGGGAAAAAATACTGTGCTTGAAGTAGAAAGGCTTTGGTTAGATGGTGCAGAAAAGACTGCACAGTTACAAAGGCAAGATAAGAAAAAGTTTGATGAGGCAGTAGCTGAGTTGAAGAAGATCAGAGAAGTCATAGATCAAGATGAAGTATAAGAAGAAGGTTTTTAGCCTTACTAATTTTCCTTCTTCTTTAGCCACTGGGTGTGTGCTTTCAGCCACCCAAAGTTATGAAGGTTAGTCCTCTTTAGGTACAGATGGATAGTGTAAGGCAGTTAACTCACAAAACTTCCTGCCTTACATGACTTGTTTAATTAATGGAGAAAAAATATGGAAAACGAATACCCTGATAGCGTAAGGATATTTCCTAACAATGAGAACGCTGATAGTGCAATAGATGTGAGCGTGTTCTTTCGTGTAAACGGAGAGGAACACAAGCTACGTATCTACAAAAACAATCGCAAAGAAGAAGGAGACAAGAGACCTGATTACTTAGTTAGTCTTACTCTTAATGGCTCTGACTTAGAGGCTAACAGTTGGAAGAAGGTTTCCAAAGATGGTGGTAAGACATACTATCAAGGAACACCTAAACCAAAGCAGGTTGGTTATCAATCAAGCGGTACACAAAACACAGCAGTAGGTTCTGATACATCGTTTAAACCATCTAATGACGACATCCCCTTCTAACAAACGCCCTCAAGATGATGTATCTAACGATTGGGCAGACAAGATACGTTCACAAAAGTATTTATCTTTTGTACGTTCACATGGTTGTTTAGTTTGTAGTAGACCTTCGCAGGCACATCACCTTACACACATTATGGAAGGTAGCAGAGGAATGAGGCGGACAGGAGATCAGTTCGCAGTTCCTCTTTGTGAAGAACATCACCGCCAATTACATGCTCATGGTAATGAGAATAGATGGTGGGCGATGGAAGGTATAGACCCTTTGGAGTGGGTTAACGAGAAATGGAAAGAGTTCAACAAGAAATAAAAGTTACTTTGACACCTGCTGAAATGTTAACAGCAGGACAACAAGGACTTATGCGTATGGTACAGAATCTACGAGACAATCGTACACCTAAGTATGGTGCGCCTAAAGACATGACTGCATGGGCAATCAACATCTATGGCACTATGGGCGAGGCTTGTGTTGCTAAGTGGGGTGGCTTGTGGTGGAGTGGTTCGCTTGGTGATTATCAGGCGGATGATGTACAGAAATTACAAGTACGCACAGTAGATCATAGTAAGAAAAGATTGATACTACATGATGATGATAAGGACGACAGACCTTACGTGCTTGTGTATGCAAACCCACCTGAGTTCTATATTAAGGGGTGGATTATGGGTGCTGATGGTAAGGATAAGAAGTATTGGAGTGACCCACAGGGTACGAACAGACACGCTTACTTCTTGCCTGATGAAGTGCTACATGACATTAATGAATTGGAGATAGGACTATGGTTGTAAGTAAAGATGTGCTTGAGAAGGCATTACAAGGTGTTGAGGCAAAGAAACATGCATACAGGCAGACGAGGGAGGGTACAGTAGTTTCTTTCCTTATACACCCTGATGATGTGCCTAAGTTATTAACACAAGAATTATCTGTGAGTGCGATAGGTGCTAGATATATGTTGGGTATTGTCAGGATGGAAGATGAATCTGATTACCCTGTTGTGCCGGAGGAAGTAACCATAGGTGAACGTGCATTTAAACGTGCGTGTTTGATATGTCGTGACCCCAGCTACATAAGCTGGATACGTTTAAACTCTGAGCGATGGTTGCAGTTGTACTCTGTGGACGAGTCAGAAGAAAACGATGAGACCTATGCGTCAGATGTAATAAGAAATGTCTGTGGTGTTTTGAGTCGTAAAGATTTAAAAGAAAACAAAGATGGACAAACAAAATTGACTGAGCATATAAACGAATTTATGCAGGCAGTAGGAAGATAAACGTGTAGCTAGGTGGGAGCGAGTCTTTGTAAAATCCTGTACGAGTGAGTGCTTGGTCAAATAAGCAAGAGGACTTAAGAGAGGTTAAGGCTAAAAGTAAATGAGAACTATACCGCCATGCACTACCTAGCTACACACCTTAAGGAAAACAAATGAAAATAGATAAAGATATACCAATAGAAAATGCAAGATCAAAAACTAGGAAAGATATAGAGAACATGGAAGTAGGTGACTCTATATGGGTTGCTAATAAAAAAGATTCAGAAAGATACAGACATGCAATGATGCGTTTAGGTTGGAAAGTTACAGTAAGACGATCAGATACTTCCCATCTAGGAGGTCCTGATCTTAATGGTTATAGAATATGGAGAGCCAAGTAATCTACTCGTCTAAGTCTCTGTAGTATTCTACGATGGCAAGGATATCCCTTGTGTATCTCTTGATCTCAGCCATGTTGTTGCTGATGTTCTCGTAATCCTTCGTTGTCAGCGCATAGTAAGCCTGTCTAGGTGCTTTACCTTCTTCGACAAGGGTAAGGTACTCCTGCATAATTTCAGGTGTTAGAACCTCCCAATCAAATCCAAGCATCTGCATTTCTATAGGCAATGGAGGATGAAACATAGGCGGTCTCTCCTCTATGTTAACCACTTCTATAGGCTTGACTGCCTGTCTCATCAACGAACATCCACTTGCCAAGAGGCAAAAGCTAATCAGTATTACTAGTTTCTTCATCTGTCTCATCAAATTGTGTAGGGTTAGTGATCTTAACTAGATCATCGAACACTCTCTTGCT